AGGAACCCTTCTGATTACTGGTAGGATAACCCTGTTTAACGTAGCAACGTTACCTGCAGATGTGGCACCAGCAGTTGATTGTTCTGCTAAGTATCTTTTTGTGTTTTCCAACACAACATCCATAGTTTTTTTCTTGTTGCCTGCTAAACCTTCGGTTAGAGCGGCTTTAGTTTCGCCCCATTTTGATTCAAATATATCTGACATTTGTATCTTTCCCCTTAGTTTGTTGTTATATACCCGCTAATTTACGGATATTAGTTAAGTCCGCATCTTCCCTTTGTGCTCTGTCGCCAGCCGCTTCAGAAATAACTTGTTTTCCTGTTTGAACTGGTTTATCAGCCATCACGTGTGGTAGATACTTGTCGAATGAACTTTGAAGTTTCGCTGTTTGAACTGATTCTAACAACTGACTCATTACTTCACTCTTTTCTTTGCCCAATGGTTTGAGCATCTCAGCCATCTTTTCCTTACGTTCCATCAAGTCAGCTTGTCTTTTGGACTCAGCTTCTTTTGACTCAATCACCGCTTGTTTCTCTTCGACGGCCTTCTCAGCGTTTTTTAATTTAAGTGTAGTTTCATCCACAACTTTCATCAGCTTAGAAGTCTCAGATTTCTCATTTAAGTAAGAATTCTGGTACTCAGAAGCAAACGCTTCGAATATTTTCTTGCCAAAATTGATTTCTCTAGCAGATGTAATGTCTTCCTTAAGAGCTTTCAACTCTTCAGCAAGTTTTTTGTTTACAGCTGATTCTACAACTTTAGCAGATCTTGTTATGAAAGCCTCTTTCATCTTGGCCATTTGTTTTTTGGCTTCGGCTACTAGTTTGACTTTCGTTTCCACAACGCCTTTTTTGTCTTCATGGAACTCTTTAATTTCTTTTGCAAGAGCACCAACTACGAATTCTTCCATTTTCTTGAAGTTTTCGTGGACACCTTTTCTGTCGATGTGTAGTTCTTTCAACTCTTCTGTCAATTTTGAAAGTATGAAACTTTCCAATTTAGCAGAATGTTTGCCTACGTTTTCTTTGTAGGCTATTTTTTCTTGTGCAAGTGCTTTTCTGTCTTCAACGAACTTTGTGATCTCTTCAGATAACTTTTCATTCATCATAGAATCTATAGCCTCGATCATGTTTGCCTTGTCGTGTTCGTATCTTTTGGCAAACTCTTCTCTTAACTCCGCGCCTACAACTTCTTTGTTTTCTTTAATCTTCAAGTCCCAAGCTTCTTGGATGCCCTTTTGAACATCTTCCGAGATTGCTCCAGACTCTACTAGTTTTGATATTGCGTCTATCATGTTATTTCAGGTCCTTTATTATGTTTGTAAGTGCCTCTTTCAGGAACTTCTGTGCTTTAGCATCGTTTCTAACTTCAGCGGCCAGACCCTTCGCCATGTTACCACCTTTTGTGTTCATTAGGTGTTCGTAAATTGGCGTCGGATAAGCACCCGGTGCCGAAGGTTGGGCCACAACATCAACTGTGATGATCTCAAAGTCTGAAACTTCACCGCTTCCGTATTCGTTCATGTTACCAGAACCCCTACTTGAAACGCCTAGTTTCACACCTGATTCCAACATAGTTTTGACAAGTTGGCCCATTGGTGTTGGTAAGATTTTCATCTTACCGTATCCATTTGGTCCGTCCATCCACATTTCAGTGATCATGTGTGACACACGGTCCAAATTAATTTTTAAATCGTCTGGATGATCCACTTCACCTAACACAGAGTATCCTGAACTGATCTGATCGTTTAGTGTTTTTGTCGCTTTTGCGATTTCTTGCACTGGATAAACTCTCTGATTAGCGTTCTTGATCCCACCTTGAATGCAGATGCCCTTCATGTACAAATCCTTACCGTGCTCGCCCTCGTGTAAGATCTGCACTCTGGCCTGATCGAACGTTAGATTCTCTCTTAGGTATAGTGATGCCATCCGATGATCTCCTTTAAATCAACAATTATCTAGAAGCAACTGGAGATTTTGCAGATTTGTCCGAACCGTCCGCGGTATTAGCCGTCGCCTGCTTCTTGTATGAAGTAGCTTTGTCTTTTCCTGGACTGTTCTCGAAATCACTCATCTTCTGCGCAGTTGGAGCCGGTCTTCCTGTTTCGTCTGCTCCGCCTTTGGCAATGTTAGATGTTGTACCACCTGCTGATTTAACAGCGGTGTTTACTGGTGATTTCGCTGACTTCTCTGAATGGTCGGCGTTGTCAGCACTTTTTGAGATCTTGTATTCTTTCATTTTCTCTTTTTTGTGCATGGCTTCCTTTTTCATGCCCTTGTCTTTGTGCATGGCTTCCTTTTTCATGCCCTTGTCTTTGTGCATGGCTTCGGTCTGCTTGCCTTCCATTTCAACTTCTGGAGTCAATTCTGGTGCAACTTCTAAAGACTCATCTTCTTTTTCTTCATCGTCACCGTCTTTTTTGTCCATCATTGCTTCGAATTCAGCTTTTAATTCGTCTAAAGCGTCTTCTAAGTCAACAACTCTGTCTTCCATATCTTCATCGCCGTCTTTGTCCATGTCTTTGTCCATGTCCATGTCTTTGTTCATGTCCATGTCCATTTCTTTGGCGCCTTCTTCGTCTGCAGATATGTCTTTGACCAATTCGTCAGTAGCGTCGCCACCAATTCTTCTATTGACTCTTCTTCAGTAGTTTCTTCGTCTTCGATGTCTACCACTTCGTCCACTTGCTCATCATTTGCTTCTTCTGACTCAGACTCTTTTTTCATTTTGTCTTTTTTGTCATGCATAGCTTCAGTAGTCTCAGTTTCATCTACTTTTTCTTCTTCAGATGACTCAGTTTCTGTAACTTCGTCTTCTTTTTTCATTTTCTTGTCATGCATCGCTTCAGCAGTCACTTCTTCGTCTGCTAGGTTCTCGTAGATATCTCTAGATTTTTCTACAACGATTTCATGGAATAAAGCTTCTGCTTTATCGTTTTCTTCGTTTATCAGTAACTCTAATAAACTCTCAAATTTATTGTTTGACATTTTACACGTGCTCCTTTGTATAGGTCGATTTGTACTTATAAGTGTTTGTATTTACAGATATGCAGTAAAAACAACGGTATTTGTGGTGAAAAAGGGTATTTTGGTTCTAGATCTTGAGCTGTAAGCCAAATTTGGCCAAAAAATCCTCTGTGGTGATATGTGACATGTTTTCGGGCCTGTCTATGTCCTTGGGTTTGAACCAGTCTTTAGTGATGACCCTGTGGAACTTTACATCCGTGTAGTCCTGTAGACAGCGTTTGGTCTGATTCATCCAGTTGCCGTAGAATGTTGCGGACTCGTTTTTTTTCTTGTAGTTCCTGGTGTCCCCGAACATGTTGTTGAGCCTGAACACATTGTTCTTGCTTTCTTCCCTTAGTCCTTGATAGTCAAACCCTAGTATGTAGATCTCCTTGAATCCATGATCACAGGCCAATCGCAATGCTGTAGGGCCACTTGACCAGCCTAGGCTGGGCTTGGACCAGGTCACATGATCCAGCAGTTTCTGGTGTTTTTGATATTGGCCGTTGTAATTGGAATACACTTTATTATTCACCACATAGTCAGTCTCTGCTATCTCCAGCATCATCTTAGGATCGACTGCTACAATCCAGTGTGGTTGATGTGTCCTGAACACGGCGTTACAGGCATACACAGTGCCTTTTTCCATGAGGTCGTTGATTTCTATACCCCTACGTGATTCACCGTTACCCAGTACGAATGCTATTGATGACATTATAACGATAAGTTATCGTCTTGCGCAGGTTGTCCGTACATCTTTTGGACAAATACTGCTTCTTCCTTTTGTTGGGCATCGTGTGCCTCTGATGCCAACCTCATAGAGTTGATCTGCTTCAAGGTCAATCGTGTTTTCCTTGTGTCTTCTGCATCCAGAATTGAGATATCGTGCTCCGGTTCGTAGGTTTTGTCCTGCTCGAAGCCGTCTGTTCCGTATGTGAAGAATTCATTGAGTTTCATACTGGTATTTAACCCTTAGACCTGTCCGCCGCCACCTGTGCCACCTGGTGTCTGTCCACCTGGGGTCTGTCCTGGCTGTCCTGGTTGTGGTGATCCTGGTTCAGGAGCATCAGGTTCGGCCGTTGGTTCTTCGAATTGATCAAGGTCTGCGCTTATTCCCGCCTGTGTTACGCCACCCGTACGCAATTCATTTGATTTGGTCTGTTTGTTCTGAGCTACGTTGTTCTCTTCAGCCCATAGATCAGCGTTTCTCGCCATTTCTTCTTCAGTGAGTCCGAGATATCTCTTCAGTGCAAATCGTTTCGACATGTAGGGCAGTTCAGCCACCTGCGTGAACGTGCCAACTCTGGCCTGGTCCATCTCAGTCTGTCTATACTGTGCAAAGTTCTGTGGTGGATTCAGTTTGATCTCGAACATGCTGTTGTCTATGTTGTAGCCTTTTGTCTTGATGTAGAGTTTGAACTCACTGTCAAAAGTGTCTGCCAACATCGACTGTAATCTCGAACAGTATTTGTTGAATCTCAGCTCCTGGATGTAGGCTGTTCCCACCCTACCGTCATTGTACTGTTGCTGTCCGTCTTCTGCGCCAGTGGGCAGGTATGAACTTGGTATTCTCAGACCCCTGAACAGTTTGTTTGTGAAGAATCTCAGG